CCGCAGAGGTGTGCCCGGTGTCTATGTTTACCTACCAACAGGTAGTAGTCTAGCCCACGCCATAGCCCTAACCGACACCGACCTCAACGCCCCCGCCAATGTGTGTACTGAACTTCCTTTTGACTACACATACTATGAAGCTCGTGGTAGTCCCTTTCATGGGCTATACGTGATTCCCTCCGACTTTAGCCGTCGCTACAACTTGTTAGCCGCTCTTTGCCACGAACAAATTCCATGGGTAGTCCTGTCTGAAAAAGCGAACGGTTGTTATGCCGAGACTGCCAGTACTGGAAAGACCAAAGAGAAAATGGTCGTACTGTTTTTTAGTAAGCGGTGGCAAGCGCACTGTTACGATGGCTCTCTGGTAGACTCCATCCTTAGTTCCGATGACTATAAAAGCTTGCAGATCGCTGATTTATTAGAGAAGTTTGAAGAGGGACATCAAGCCACCATAGCCTTGAATGCAGTAAAGAAAGCTTTGACCCCCCTCCCTCAGGTCCCCCTGGAAGATAAGGCTCTCTCCGAGAAGAGTGATGATACTGCAGAGCTGGCCCGAAAGACAGCCAAAGAGCTAAGAGAAATGCAGATGCTGGATGCAGCGGTTAATGATGATGATGACAATGAAGCCTGGCCTGCAGATAGAGCCGACTCAAAGAAACAGCCCAAGGTTAAGGGTGCAAAGGAAGGAGACAAGAAGACCGGGACCAAAGCTACATGGAGTTTTGCCGATGGAGAGGTTACCCTCAAATCTAATCTCCCAACTTGCATCACTACTACATTCCCCGAAATTCAGTATGAAAATGGTACGGGCAGTATCTCTATGCACCATTTTTACACCACACTCTGCTATTTGTATCTGAAGGACCACCCTGGGGTAAGTTTTGACAGCCTGATTCTGGACAGTATGCCCAGTTGTTTAGCAGAGGGAGTAGGCCCGAGTTACGACCCTGATACAGCTGACCCTACAGACGTACCTGTCTTGCCTATGAAGACCTTCATGTCAGGTGAATTTCTCTCGAGCCATCTCGATCTTTATTTGATTCGCATAGAGATTCCCCATATCGACCGTCAGTACCAAATGTATTGGCCTGGTCTAAAGCAGTACGCTCGCATCCATACCAATGCCCTCAGGCATAATCTCCCCCCTGGCCTTGAACCATACTATCACCCTGATTCCCACAACACCACCCTTCCCTTCGCAGCCGATAGTTTTTATCGCTTTCCATGGAGATTTAATACATATCGAAGGCTGGTGATTGGTGATATGGTTTCAATACATATAATTCATGCCAAGAAAGGAGGACCTCTCGACGTACACATACTAGCACCTTCTCTGTCCCAGATGACGCCTGATCCGAGTCTCCTACAGCTGTATAACAACATATTTAATGATCACATGCCATGCACGTATAACTTTGACATTCTCC